TGGCACTGGAACTGGACAAACACTAAACCAAGAAAGTTCAGAAAGGGCTAGTTCAGAATCATCATTTAGCGGCAAATTAGCTAGTTTAGTATCACAGCCGCAACAAACATCTAAAGACAAACCAGTCCCTGAAAGAAATAAATCAGATCTTCCATTCGTAGATCCATATGGTTCGTCTTTATCAAACCTTTCAGATCAAGTATACGGACCATAAAAAATGCCATTACCTTTAGTTGCATTAGCCGGACAAGTTGTCAAAAATGCCGTATTTTCGGCACTTAAAGGCGGTAAAAAAGCAATGGATGGTCTGTCAAAAGGCGCAAAAAACTTAGCAAAAGATTTAGAAAAATCTAAAGAGTCAATCGATAATACAGTTAAAAAAACAGATATTAAAGAGAAAAAAGAAAAAGAAATAGAACAAATTGATAATGAACAAGATAAAAAAGCAAATGAAATAATAGAGGCATCTGAAGAAAATCAATCAGTTAAAGAAGCTGTAGCTGATGCAGTGCCAGAAACCAAAGAAGTTGAAATGGTTTCAGTTGATATTGAAAGATTAACTGCTATCGAAAACACAACTGAAAATATCATTGACGTTCTTAAAAATATTAATTTTCAATCTGAAAAAGAAGAAGAAAAAGCAGAAGCTAAAAAAGTAGAAGCATTTGCAGAAAATAAAGATGCGCAAAGGGAAAGTGAAAAAACAGAAAAAGAAGGCAAAAAAACTTTGTCTAAAACAACTGCGGCATTAGGTGGACTAGCCGCATTAATGGGTGGTGTTGCATTATTTAAGCCAGATATATTTAAGGAAGGATTTAAAAAGTTAGCAGGTTTATTAGGTATTGAATTTGATACTGAGTTGCCTCCACCACCAGCTGGAGTAACACAAACTATAGTAAGTGATTCAGGCGAAACAATAAGAGCATCTGGGTTTGACGACCAAGGAAAACCTTCAACTGAAGATACAGGGTTTTTAGGCGAAGAAATAAGTGGTAGCCTTAAAGGTGCTAGACTCACTAAAGCCGAAACCGTACAAGCCTTAAAGGCTAAATCGGCAGCTGGAATGTCTGGCGGATCTGAATCTGTCAAAGCAATGTTAGAAAATGATTCAAGATTTACCGATGAAGAAAAAGCGGATATATTAAGTGTTCAAAAAGCAGAAGGTGATGATCTAACACAAGCCAGAAGAGAATGGAATACATTACAAAAAGATTTTAGAGAAAGAGCAGATAGTGTTGCGGCTGGCAATAAACCGGAACCATCAAAAGATACAGCAGCGGGCATTACTGCAACTGCACCCGCTAGTCCTCCACAAGATAAAAATAAAGATGCAGAAAGAGTTGATGCAGTTAGTCCTGGTATTAATAAAGGACTATTTGATTCAATTAAAGCACAAATAAAACATCATGAAGGAAAAGTGGCTTATCCATATAAAGATTCAGAAGGTCTATACACTATTGGTTATGGACATTTAATAGGTGACGGTTCAAACAAAGGTGAATTTGAAAAATATAATTCTGCTAATCCTGCACCACAAAGTATGCTTGATAATCTATTAGATAAAGATCTAAGCAAAGCCATTGAATCAGCTAAAAAATTACCTGGTTGGGAAAAAGCAAATGATTCCGGTAAAATTGCTCTAACCGATTTAACCTTTAATATGGGTCCAGGTTGGATTAAAGATTTTAAGAAAGCAAGAGCAGCATTAGAAGCTGGTGATTTTGAAACAGCTGCTGTTGAAATTTTAGATTCTAAATATGCAGATCAAGTTGGCCAAAGAGCTGAAACTGTTGCAGCTCAGTTAGCTATGGGAGGTGATGATACATCTTCTATTAGTATTAGTACAGCAAGTAATATGGGTTTAGATAATATGGCTGAAGATAAAGGAAAGGCGGTTGCCGCCGTGCAAACAGCTATGCAACCGCCCCCCGCAAATGTTAATAAAGCAGCTAAACAAAGCCAGGGAAGTAAAATGGCTAGCGCCTCTAATTTTAAAGATCCTAACGTTGTTCAAGATGCTTATAGGACTATTTTTGGTCCTGTAGTTAACAGTTAGGCTTCGGCTAGTCTCTTAAAGAAATCTAGACCTTCCTCATCCTCATCGTCAGATGTTGAAAAAGGAACATCGTCTTCCTCAGCCTTAGGCATTTCAGCCGCACGTTCAGTGCGTGGTGCCTTTTCCTCAAACTGATTCTGATCCCATCCCATAACACGATGAAAACGCGCCTTGAGTTCAGCATATGACTTAAACTCAGAAGGTGCAATCACCGGTGCAAGAGGCCTAAGTGATTCCAGTACATCGTCATACATGGACTCATCCTCAAACAAAGGACCAGCAGAATCAAACTCACTCTTATCGTAGTTGCGATAACCCTCAACGTTACGGATCTTCATCTTGAAGTTAGCACCCTCAAGAAGATCAAAAGGATTTACTGGCTCTTCATCCTGAAAAGAAGGATTGACTAGATCATTGATCTTATCAAAGATCTTCTTACCAAACATAAAAAGAAATACCTTACCTTCATTCTGAGGATTGGCAGGATCCTTAACAACATAAATGTTGCTGACATAATGCAGACGACGCTTCTGCTTACGTGCCTGATCCTTGTTCTCTTCTAGACCAGAATTCCAGAGTTGTGAATTGTATTCACCAACTGGATCCTTCTGACCAAGAGTTGTCAGTGACTTTTCAATATACCAGCCACCTGGACCCTGGAAACCATGATCCCAGTAACGGACAAACGGTGCATCCTCTTCTTCAACACATGGAAGAAAACGGATTACAGCATAACCGTTACCAGTCTTATCGACTTCAGGTTTCCAGTATGCATTATCTTCTGAAGATCCACCTGGTGCATTTTCTTTGTTGAGTTGGTTTGTAAGATTCTCGAATTGATTCTTACGGTTCTTGGCGTATGCAGCAAACTTGCTCATATATATTCTCCTTATTACAGTGTATTACAGCTTATCCACACGATCATAATAATATAGTATTTATATCATACTAGATAATATAAGTACATCACAAAAAACGATCTTTAAGAATTTGTTTACATTTCTCAAGATCATATTTCATAAACGGTGCATAGTTATCACACCTTTCACGAACTTCTGGCCATATAAATTGTTCTTCTACAAATGAATCCCAATATTGAAAAAAATCCATACATTTATCCATAATAATTAATGTCTCAAGACATATATCATTTGCCAAATGTAATTGTAATAATGTAGGATGGCCGTCATTTATTTCTAGCAGCAGATTCAGATCATCAGGCAATGCTGCTATTTCTTGTTTAAAAATATAGCTAATCGATTGTTGGCGCTTTATCCATTCATCATGAATTTTATCTGCTTCAGGAAGTATCAAACTTTTAATCCATGAATACTTATAATGAACAAAATTCGCAACTAGAAATCCTTCAAGATCTTTTTTCTTTTTTAATTTAGAAAAAAAGATCTTATCTTTACGTGTATTAAAAGAAGATTCTTTAGCATTCACCTTACCATTATACTTAAAATAGTCATAACCCTTGCGATTAAAATGTTGCTTAATCGCAAGATACATTTTATAAGCATCAAAATCAGTCATATAGGAAGTCGTGAAGTTTTAGGAAGAAAATTTAGTTCTTCAGCTTGAATCTGTATTTTACTTTTAATTTTAGTTGAATTGCGTATAATCGATGCAACTGTTTCTATCTCTAGACCATTTTGGTCTGCATATAACAGAACGGCATCCATATAATCCAATTTATATTTTTGCACTAAATGTTCAATATCTTGAGTAAATTCAGTTGTATTTTTTATTTTATTAATTTTTATTGTCATAGTTTATAAAACTTATGTTTGCCTATTATTGTAGTGACTTTATCAGCTTCTGCCCACATAGGATTTATTTTAATTTCGTGATAGTGATTTGCACCATAAGTTAAATCAATATCATGGTCATAATTTGCTATGATCATTTCTGCTATAGCAATTGATGCTAGATAGCTTTTCATATCACGCACCTTTTTGTATGACTCATTTTTACAAACCCAACTAAATTGGCATTTAGATGAATTTCTTTGTTCATAAACGACTTCACAAATTGTGTCAGGGTATCTATCACTAAATTTACGGTTTAATGTGACCAAAGCAACCGCCATTTGCCCTCTAACAGATTCACCACGTGATTCAAAATATATATTATCAGTAAGACATTTAAGTTGCTTTGAATTGATTACTTTTCTATAAGGTATATCACCAGTTTTGGTAACTAATTGGCTACCGGCTTCCATTCCAATGATACATAAGGTAATAAGTATGATTAACCTTAGCATGATTGAAAGACTCCTGTATTTGATTAGGCGTCATTTTGTGACCATGGTTTTGGTATATCTTCTAGATCTCTGAATTTTCTTTCACCTGTCTTATTGCAATGCCAAAGACAATTACGGGCTTTATCAGGAAAAAGGGGAGCAAATAAAATTGCTAACATTTCAGTGTCATAATAATCTTTAAGAGATTCATAGATAGAAGTCATTTCATCATTCATCTCATCTTTGTAATCAGTTTGACTAGCAAAGGTACCATAATTATTTTTAACTCTCCAGCCAGCCGCTTCAAGCATTGCACCCATAGCTTCATATGTAGTCTCATTAATGTGATTGCCGGCCGCCGAACCATTCCAGCATGGTGTTGAAAAGAAAAATACTGCATCATCTGCAGAAATATCATACAGATTCTTAAGCAGTTTACGAGCTATGGTTTGATGCATATGTTCGAATGCTTCGAATGATACTACTATGGTTGGTATATTATTTAGCTGTTCTTTTTTTAGTTCACTTGCATCAGTTTGCCCACAGACCTGAATTTCTATCTTATTATTTTCAATAGCTTTATGAAGCATTTTTGGAATTTCTAGTTTATTAATATCAACGCCGCAATATCTAGAACCAGACAATTTATTCGAATAGAGAAGTTTAGCTAACGGCATTTCTTTGCCGCAACCAATATCAAGAATATTGGCAGTTTGATATTTCTTACCTTGTCGCAAATATTTAACGACGTGTGACCAACGCAAACAATGTGCAAGATAATCCCTATGAACAATCATTCTATCTTCAGCTTTATCAATTGATAAATGTGTTTTATCATATTTACGAGCAGTATTACGCATATCAGTTCACCTCATTAAGATACTATTATTATATAGTACTATATAAATTAAGTACACTATAAAATTTTATTTTTCTTACATCTATCAAGATATTTTGTGGCTAAGAGAACTGCTTCTTTTTCCCATGGAAAGTCAGAAGTAGTTTTTGCACTTTGCAAAAAATCATAATCATATGTCCATTTTTTCCAGCGTGCATCACCAGATGCATAATCAAAAACATCACCTATTAAATATTGTTTAACATGCACCAATTCGTGTATTAATGTTTCAAACATGTGATAATTGCTTAAATCCGGATGCAATGTAATGTCAAATCTTCTAGGATTATAACGATTATCTTTCCATTCACAAAGTCCCCAAGCATTTTCATCATTTACCTTTTTTTCATTAAATGAAATTGCAAGTGATACATTATTTAGTAGTTTTTTTCTTGGCAACATCTGAAAAAGAACATATTGCGAAATATCTTTTATTTTTTTCTTCAATGCATCATCAGGACAGTTTTGAACTCTTATGTGCATTTTTCTTATGATACTCCTTAAATATATCTTTTACCTTTTCTTCATAATCTTTTGTTTTCTTAACAAATACTAATGGGTCATCATCTTCTACTGCCATCAAAATAATCATTTTAGGAACTTCTATTCCAGTCAATTCACGTATCATCATAGAATATGCAGTACATTGTAAAAAATAATCTGTAATACTATTTTCACTCTTTTTTCTTGAAGATGTCTTAAAATCTAATATAAATTTTTCGCCACGAATACCACAAAACAAATCCATACGACCAGCAGTTTTCAATTGATTAGAATAAACAGGTGTTTCACTACCATAAATTACATCCACATAATCTATGTATTTTTGTATAGACTTAAACATGTCTTCAACAAAAGGAGGTTGTCCTTCACAGAAAACCTCCTCATTCATAATATACTTTTCGCATATAGAATGTAGTCTAGTACCACGTCCAGAAGCTCTAGCAGATACTCTATTAGCTTCTTCTTCGCCTACGCGTTTACGCCACTCATATAACCATTTTTTATTTAGACTGCCCAGTACTGTAGTTACAGATGGATAATTACCATTTGGTGTTACATAAAACCTTTTTCCATCTTCAGTGACTGTTTCTAATTCTTTAAATTCTACAAGTTCATGAACAAATGTCTTATTTCTTTTAACATTGTTTTTGAATACTGTCTCCATGATCCATTTCCGCCTTTGCAATAATATATGATTTAACTAGATCAGATCTGACAATATCGTCAATACCAAATTCAACATGTTTGAAATAAGGCATTTGATCTATAATGTTTATAAATTTTGGTAAACCTACTTTTTCATCGTGATATTTAAGATCTGTTTGTCTATAATCACCAGCTAATATAAGACGGCAATTATGACCTAATCTAGTGATAACAGAATCTAATTCGTGAAAAGTAAGATTATTGATTTCATCAACAATAACTATTGTATCGTTAAAGGTACTTCCACGAATAAATGAAGTAGATAAAAAATTAACTATGTGTTTACCTTTAAGGATATCGTAAGCATCACCGCGAGCAAAAAGATCGTTGCAGATTCCATGGTAGGGTAACTCGAATACTCTTGTTTTCTCTTTAATAGATCCGGGGAGAAAACCCATATCCCGTGTTGGCACTACACTTCTTACAATAACAATCTTTTTATAATATGATTGATTTGATAATATTTCTCGTAAAGAAAGATATAAGGAAATAAACGTTTTTCCTGTTCCAGCTAATCCATGCAACAAAAGATTTTCACCGTTTTCCCATGCATCAAAGGCTACCTTTTGATTTTCAGTCATGGGATTTATCTTAATTAGTTTAGCATTTTGAATGCTAACCCCAATATCTTGTGCATCTTTCTTTTTTGCTCTTCTTCTCCTTCTTTTTTCAGAACGTATTGATTCCGTTAGCTGGATTGAATCTAGTTGAATTATTTCGTTTGACTTGTTTGAGTATGTCTCTAAAAGTGTCATCTGGTTTCCTTAATCCTGCCCGTACTGGATCCACAGTAGCATTCCCAGAAGTATGGACTTGTTGAAGATGAGGATTATTCACAAGAAACTCTTCTTTTGCAGAAATAGATTTAAAAAATTGATCAAACACCTCTTGAGTTTCATTATTACGAAATGAATACGTAGGCATATTATGTCTCCGCGTATTTCATAATATTTTTAATATCGCCTGAGCGTAAAGCATTTTTAATATTTTTACTTTTATGCTTTATTTTACGTGGTTTTGAATTAGTAGGAAAATCATCTCTATCACGTGCTCTTTTGTCTTTATATGATTTACTCATTTTTACCTCTTTACCAAATATTAGGAAAAGCCTTTTTAGCTATAGTTTTATTAATAGATTTAAAAGGCATTTTTTTATCTTTCATAGCCAAAAGTAATTTAGCATCATTTGGATCAATTGATTCTAAAATATCTATAAACAGTTTTTCTCTTTTGACTTGATTTAAATTTGGACTACCTCCTTCTAAAAACAAATATAGTCTTCTAATTTCAGAAAGAAATCTACCTTCTACATCAAATTCACATGGTTTATACGGAGGATCTCCTTCTGGTAAAAGCCATTTTACTTTTGGATTTAATGCCAAATTAATAATATTAAACAAAACACTATTATGGCGATGAGTAGCCAAAGCTTCTACCTTTTCTTTTTGTGTGGATAAATTATCAATTTCTTCAAAAATTGTATATAATGACTTTTGCATCAAAAATCTCCAATTGATTCCATTAGCACTTTAAGTCGATTTTTAACCATATAATTAAATATTTGTGAACGCCCTTTACCTTGTTGATTATTGTATTCAGTAATTATATTTTCACAAATCTGTTCTGGTATATAATTTAAATCAATTAAAGTTTCATTTCTTTTATAATTTCTAAACTGTATTTCATCGCAAAAATCTTTAGGATCTTGCTTAATCCAATCAGATAATTTTTTCTTCATAATTGGTTTTTGTCTAGTACCCGTAACCAAGCAATCATCAGCTGAAAGAAAATTTGGTATACCATCGCCAATATCTCCTTTTAATATATGCTCACGGATATAATTGCTTGGATTATCTGCCTTTACATATTTTTTATTTATAGGATCATATTGCTTTATGATCGGATTTGTTTTGTAATTGTGTAATTGAATAAAATCTTTATCACCTGATAATATAAGAATTTTATCATCATTTAATCGTTTAACAATTACAGCTATAACATCGTCAGCTTCAGCTGAATCAACATTAATTACTGGATAAGGAAAAAATTGTTTGATTTCATCACGAACTGTATTCAAACACTCAAATATTTTTGACCAATCTATAGATGAAGATTCCCTTTTCTTTTTACGATTAGCTTTATAATAAGGAAATATTTCCTTTCTCCAACTTCGTTTTCCATCAGAGGCAATAACCAAATCACCATATTCAACTTTAAATTTCATATTTAAAAATCGAATATTATTTAAGACAACAGATCTAAATAAATCAATTTCAATAGGTTTATCATCTATATGTTTTCCATATAAAGCCATAATATTTGATATCATTACTTGATTCAAATCTAAAATAATCATGATAACTCCAAACTTTATACTTCTTCTCTTTCGGAAAGTTTTTCCGCTATAAACTTGTCTATACGATCGTGGAAGGGTACTGTTATATTTTCAGCTCGCGCAACAAGAGATTTAATGACAATAATTGCGTAAGATATATCTCTAGAATCTAGATTCATATAACCATATGAATAGCAAATTCTAATAATTTCAGACATTAATTCATCAGTAAATGCGTCAATACATTCCATTTTGTTGTCAATTAATAATTTTTGAAAATCTTCTAGATTACTAGGTGATGTTATTGTTGATGATGGAAAATTTACTACGTTATTTGCTTCTGGCACAACTGAAGAATCAGGCATGGTAGATTTCTCCTTTATGTGATTGCTTTCAATAATATACAATCTCCATTAACCCTACCATTCACATCTACTGATTTTGTTGACAAATCATTCATAATATTTTTAAGAATTCTTTTTCCACCAGTTAATATCTTTGGAAGTATTTCATCTGGTTTTCTACAAGTTTTTCTTACACTTGTTTCAAGATCTATATTGGTTATGGTTGTTCCTTTAACGCCAAAAGTAGAAGTAGAATTATAACACGTCAAATACTTATATTTTGTATTGTATACCCAAAGTTGCGAGGCTCCTACAATATTTTCTGGCGGAATAGATATCAGTTTAAGCTTTGTATATTCTTTCATATATTTAAGATTATTTATCTGTTTTTCAGCTGAAATTGATTTTTTCTTTCTTGGTTTTCTAGTTTTATTTTTATTACTTTTCCATATATTACAGTCATTTATTATTCCTTCAATAAAAGCTATAGTTTTCTTTAACTGTGCTTTAGTTAAATGTGCAAATGATTCAACTGAATCAGAATCATTATTATTTAATGCATCATTTAATATGATGAGTTCATTTGTATAAACATCTATAATATAATCCACTGTTTGGCTAGTAATTTGATTTTTAAGTAACCAGTCATATGTTTTGAATTTTGTTTTAAAATTGTTTTTAAAGAAAAAATCATCATATTCTTGATCAATTTCAGAACATAAAAGTCTAGCTTTTTGTAGAATTCTATCTTGAATAGATACTACATTATTTTTAGGTTTTTCAATATTGGTATCTACAGTGTCATTTGTTTTTAAAACAATTTTAGCCAATTGACTGTCAATTAGATGTTCAAGTTCATCAGTAAAAATAGTACCATTGTTTTTCATTCTTAAAAAAATAGCAAGATGCCTTACTGATATATCATTTACAGACAGAATTTTACTTATTTCTTTTTTTGTGAAATCTTTACTAAGATACTCGGAAACCCATGGATATATTTTTTTGTCATCTAAATTAGAATACCAGTTTAAACATTTAACAAAAACTGCATCATTTTTTTTACTTATTTCCCCTTTGTACTTTGGCTCAAAGCCAATGTACATTTCATCAGTATTTCTAATACGCTTTTTCATTTATTTTCAACAAGTAATGAATTTAAAAAATTATTCCATTCGTTAATACGACGATCCCACCCATAAATTGATCTAACAAAATTAGATACAGATTCTAGTGAAAAACGTACATTACTTTCATGTATAACTTGTGTTGAACGAATCATTGCTGAAAAAAACATCATGACATGTTTCTGTGGATCTGGATCCCAATGATATGTATGATTCAAATTTGCGGAAGTTTCTGGTAATGCTGCATAATCTGGATGTACACAAAGACAACCTGCGCTCATAGCTTCTATAAGTGCTATACAAGATGTTTCTTGCCAAATAGATGGATAAGCAAATATATGTGCCTCTTGCAAAGCTTCACGAACTACATCATTTGGCTGAAACCCATGATAATTGATGTTAGGATGGTCTTTGCAAATATCAAATAAATTTTTGTATGCTTCATCTCTTTGAACCCAACTTGGACCATAAATTTCAAAACTTGAAAAAACATCAAGTTGAAATTTTTGATCTGGGATTATTTCGCAAAGTCTTATAAAGGCAGGAACTAGCAATTCCAATCCTCTATGGGGCGTCGTATGGTATATAAATTTAATTGGCCCAACAGTTGATTTGGGTTTAAAATCAATCGGCTCAATAGCATTGAGTAAAACACGACATTTTTCCCACGGAATTCCAAATTTGTGCATATATTGATTCATTTGCCAGTGCGACACAAATACACACATATCAAATTTATCCCAGCCGCCATCAGCTAAATGAGCGCTTTCTGGATCTTCTGGTAAATCATGAAGCCAATATATTTTTTTAAGATCTGGATCTAGGTCTCTTACTCTAGAACAAATAATCTGAAATTTATCAAGTAGCTCTGGAGAAATCTTTTTCTCTAGAGCAAATTTCATTTTTTCAGTTCCGCCTTGGGAATCTTTTGATACTTCATCAATAGCTATTGGCATTTTATTATTCTCATTAAGAATGGGGGAGAGTTTTATCTCCCCCATATATTTAAATTAACCGTTTGCAGCTAGTGACTTGTAACCAGCGGCTACAACTGCTCGCGAAGCCTTGCCAAGCTTATAGCTTGAAGCGCGGGTCTTACGCTCGTTAAAATAAATCGGATAACCAGCCTGTCGAAGACTAGTTACTGCTGCAGTTGGGTTCTTAATACCAAAACGCGCAGCAATCTGGCGGCTAGTAAGTTCAGCACCATTAATAAAAGCATTAAGAAGTTTTTCTGATTTTGTCATTTTCTTTTCTCCAATTCAATTTATCTCGATACATTACATCATTCATGAATTTATACGATTCTGACCAATTTTTTACTGATTTTAAAGTAATTCTTTTGTCATTACGTGCATGTTCACTAATGCTGTAA